AGTCACCTATAATGATGGTGGCGGTGGTCCTAATGACGGATTAAAGAACGTACCCGCAAATTATAAGATTACCTTTGATGGAGAAGGTGAGGGTGGATATCGCCTAGGTAAAGATGAAGTCTTTTATATTGGAGAGAAGGAAGAGATATGTTTACCCCTACCTGGTAATAATGCTACTAACGTTACCGCTACATTTGATGCTAGTGGTAATATTGTATGTGGTGGTACTGGTAATAGTACAATACAACTAGATTTCGCGTGGAGTGATAACCCAAATACAGCAGGTACCGCATTAGGTACGTATCAAGTCGGAGATATAACATTTACACAAGGCAGTAACTACTCTGGTTCTGCTTCGGCTACTATGAACGTAGTAGGTGGTACAACATATACAGCTACTATAACTGGTGGTACAGGCTATGGTGGTCTTCTGGTGCAAGACAGTAATAAGAAATTATGCTTCAAAGATAACCACGGTAGCGATTGTAATGCGCGAGTAATGATCGTAGGTGTTGGTAACACGTGTGGTACAGAGCGTACAGTAATATACCGTTACTACAGTGGAAAGTTAAGAGATCACGCATATTACCCAGACAAAGAGGTAAGAGAGGTCAAACACGAACATAGATCATACAATAGAGAACCCAGACAAAAGAGTAAATTCTATTTTACTGTAGAGGATGAACCAATAGGAGGTACTACACCGTTATACAGTAATTGGGATGGTACAGGAAATGACACATATTTAACCACAGGATCAGGACAAGAACTAATAGGACATATTTTTACATCTGAAGCAGCAGCACTGGCATCTGGGACACTGGTACCAGGTGAGTCTGTTCTACCATTGCACGAGTACCTTGCTCCTGCCAACTACAAAGGTCCAGATCACTTCTATACTCTAAGACCACAATTCGAGGTTAACCTTCAGACAGGTGTTCCTGGTGTCGCTGACCCAGGTGACCCTATGAATGAGGAGTACCAATATGTTGGGATAGTGGGTTATGTGATGACTTCAACTGGACCAAGAAAGAGTGCAAGAATCATAGAAGTTGGAAAACCACACGACACTGGTGAAGTTAATAGGAGTGGATGGTACGATTGGGACTACCAACAGAACGGAACTTTCACTGAAGACGACTATTTGCTCGAAAAAGGGGACGTTCCTTGCGTAAAAGGGTGGGGAGACCCCGATAATGCCGAAATATTGACCGATTCTGCCCATTTTGAGTGGTTTTATGGCAAAAATGGGGCAGTTAAGGCAGCTGTGCCCAAATTCCTCGGTTTTCACGACGCTTTTGAGGGTCAATTCGTCTATTACCTCTATGATACGACATATCCGTGGAATGGACCCATATATGGCATTAATATGGTTACTTCTGATGCAAATTGTTGCGAACAAAATTATGATCAAGATCCTTGTACAGTAACACGTGATTTTCACACATATAACTACCAAATTAAGGAATCTGTGTGGAGAACGAAGAAAACAAGGCTATTTGTGGACGTTCCCGATCAAACTCCAGGTGGAGCAGAGTCATTTTGGACTTGTGGTACCGATGATCATCGTTTATTCTTCCGATATACTACATCTACGGGATTTTTTGCTATAGGAGAGCGTATTAACGGATGGATGATTACTGCGGTGCGGTATTTTGGTGATGAGATGAATTGTGGGTATATGGAATTGACACAATTACAGGCAGAAGGTAACGGAAACGCATTTGTGTACAATAATTCGTATACTTCGCAAAATAGTGGTACTATTATTGCGCTAGCTGGTTATGGCATACAAGATAAAGGTGCAATATTTGGTGTATATGAATTTCCAAAGAAAGTAGCATACACTAGAGTCAATGTTGACCCAGATGCACTAATTCCTCAAAGATCTATTGATGTAGCAGAAATACACGGACTTACAAATGCTCAGGGTAAGTTAGCGAGTATACAAATCATTAATGCGGGGTCTGGATACAAGTCTCCAGAGATTTCTATCGAAATTCCCGAAGTTTTACGTGATCAAGGGTTCATAGATCCCGCAAAAAACGTAAATGAGTCTTTTACTAGCGATTCTTCCACAGAAGTGCAGTTAGAAATGACTAATACACTTGATTATAAGCGTTCTGAAGATAATTTCCGTCAAACTGCTGCAGATATTAGTAATCAACAGTATACTACTGAGTCAGAATTCACTGGAGTGCTAAAACAAGCAAGAGTAAGAGCAACAGTGGATAATTTAGGGTGTATTGATCAAGTTATTATAGAAGATGCTGGTGATGGGTACCCTCCTAACTTTGTACCTCGTATTATTGTGGTTGATAGAGAGGCAGATACTCGTGTTGACACATTTGTGGGTGAAGCAAACCTACCATATGAGGAAGAATTTGCTAGATCTACTGAGAAATTTGGTGGAGATGCTCCTGATGCCAACCAAAAACTAGAATCGAACAGAAAAGATATGCAAGGTATGTTCAAAGAGTACAATAAGAACAAAGAAACGAGTGTAAAGCGTGGATATTTGACAATGACGGATGTTAATACAGAAGAAAAGACGAAATTTTGTGGTGAAGTTATCCCAAATAACTGTTTTCAGCCAAATTCAGGTGTAGGTTGGACAGATTGGGCTAGAAATTGGGATGAAGAGACAGTTTTTGGACAACTAAGGACTCTTGCGCCAGACTGGAACACCAATAATGAGTGGATTAGCAATACTTGGAAGCAATCTGCACCAGTTTCGGGTACCGTTGAGTCAAAAATGTCTTCTGGAATGGCAGGAATCTACCCTAGCGGATGTGTAGAGGTGGGACAACCTAAAATGTATCAGGTTAGACGCTTTTTTGACATACCTTGTCCATATACTTCATTAGATGAAAACGGAGTTGAGAAGGTATTTGGGTATATGCCATTCAAATATTGCGGTTCTAAGCGAGAAATGGCAAGAATTCGAGTTAGTATACAATTTGAAGGTGATGTTTCTGGTGCTGGAGAAGCTACAAACACCGCTTTTCTTAATTTCTTGAAGAGTATGGGTGATCCTGCCACATTAAGACCACGTGTTACCGAGATTTCAGGTGACATTAAGAACTCACACCCCTGTAGTAATGGTCAAGCAAAGGGAAGATGTTACGAATCTTCTCCAGGACAGTACACTTTTGCTCCAATTGGAGGAGATGAGCAGACATATGATTACGGAATTACAAATATGAGTGAACTTGAGCAGTTTGAGACGTGGGCTGGTGCTGGAAATTACACTGGATGGGCTACACAGACTATAGTACAGCAACAAGTTGATGGTAACGGTCAACCTACAGGACAAACTAACACAGTAACCTACAATAGTGTAACCTTATCAAGTTGTTCTGGTGGTAAATTCCCTAATCCGTGCTGGCACAATTTTGTTGTAGATGGTGTTTTGGATGTAAATGCAGGTTATGATAGTGATGGTAATCCAATAGCAGCAGATAATCCTTGTTCTAACCCACCTGTAGTAGCATCACCTTGTGGAAAGGCACTAGAAGAGGTTACACACGCTGCAATTGCTGTTCCACCTAAACTAGTTAATGCAGAGAATCATATGGAAATGGGACCGTATGAGGGGTCTCTCAACTATAGGAACTGGGGCGGCGCAGGTGCAACATTATTAGACGATTCACTAAATACTTTCGGTAACCCATATTTTGATGAGTGCGATTTAACATTTGACGTTAAGTAATGGCATTAGGAGTTTTACGACCAGTTTCATTTCATAATGGACTTCCGTGTTCGGGACACGGGATACCTATCCCTTCGACTATTCATAGTACCCAACCTTGTGGATCTCCACCTATACCATATTCTATAACGATCAAAAATAAGACTTGTTGGTGGCCACCACAACCACTAATACCTCTAGAAGCACTAAATCCACTCCGAGCAACCGTTTTAGTCCATAGACTACCGATTATGCTCGAAATGGATACGTTTACACCTCATATTTCTGTTACCACTAATATTATTAACTATTTGTGCCCTTGTGGTAAGTTAACTTGCATTATTCCAACTCCAGTACTATGTGGATTACTCACAATGGAGGATATGGGAGGCGTAGGACACGTCCGAGTAGCTGAATCGACTACTTTTACTGTATTTGCCTTAAAGAGGCGTGTAATCCGAATAATCGACCCTCTGGGAGCAGGTAAACCTAAATTGAGTTGGCCTTGTAGTTCTGTAGTTGCTTTTGGCTCTGCTACGGTACTGGCAGGTTAATGTCCCTGCCCTTTGTATGCTTTTCTAGCAGCATTTCGGCTAGTAGCAGCATATTTGGTATTTTTACTGTTACCTTGTCTGGTCTTTTTGGATGGTGGAGCAATGTAAGTGTTGGCACCCCAGGATCCTGCTTTTGACTTAACTGGCATTTTCTCTAACTAACTATAGGTACTATAGCACAGAACTCGCTAAATAGTAAACAGTGTGGTAATTATGAAGAATTCTAAACCAGAAGAACCTCCAGAATGGACAAAAGGTCCCGTAAGGCGACCTGTCGATATGAGTGAGGAATTCAAGGAGAATGGGTGGGAACATTGTAAGTATCTAATAACTGATCCAAGATCAGATAAATACCTGCAAAAACATAAGAAAGACTAAATGGCATATCGCTTTAGGGCAGATAGATCTCTCAGTAGAGCATTTCGGGATTTTAGCATTGGTTTCAAACCAAACCCTAATACCGAAGATTTCGCTGTAGTGAAAAATGAGAATGCCATAAAACAGTCTATTCGTAATCTCGTCAGTACAGGGTACACTGAAAGACCTTTTCAACCTAAGAAAGGTTCTCGTTTAAGACAAATGTTGTTCGAACCCTTTGATGTCTTCGTAGGTGAAGAAATTAAAGAGGAAATTAAGAACGTTGTCACTAGATTTGAACCAAGAGTGGGTTTAAATGATGTCAGATTGTTTCCCGATCAACAAGACGAAAATACACTACATATAGAGATTGATTATACAATTATAGGTGAAACTCTCGTACAATCTGTTGAATTCCTACTAGAACGTGCATAATCAATGGCTGCAATACCATCCAATTTAACATCCCTAGACTTTAGTGAAATTAAAGAGTCTATTAGGTCGTACCTTCGAACCAGAACAGAGTTTACCGATTACGACTTTGATGGTTCAGCCGCTTCATACCTATTAGATGTTTTAGCATATAACACATACTACGCTTCGTTTAACGCGAATATGAGTATGAATGAGGCATTCCTTGAGTCTGCCACTATTCGTGATAACGTAGTTAAGATTGCAAAACAGTTAAATTATACACCAAGATCTATTAAAGCCTCTAAGGCGTGTCTTAATTTCTCTGTACAAACAACATATATTGGTGATTCTGCCATATATCCCGCACAAGTCACTCTTCCTAAAGGAGATGTCTTTATGTCTGCGGTAGATGGTCAATCCTATATCTTTACGGTACCAAATGACATTGCTGCTTCTGTTGATCAGTCTTCAGGTATTGCTAACTTTAAGAAGACCGTAATTTACCAAGGTAACTTGCTAGAATACAAGTATACCGTAACTGATGTTAAAAAACGTAAGTATGAAATTCCTGTTGATAATGTTGATACAGAGTTACTGTATGTTTCTATCTCACCTAACGCACAGTCTGAGGAGATCGATACTTATAATCGCGTTACCAACATTGTTAATGTCGATGGAACTACTCGTGGTTACTTCCTTGAGGAAACTGATGACCTTAGATATCAGGTTATTTTCGGAGATGGTATTATTTGCCGCGAACTGATTGCAGGTGAAGTCATTAAGATGCGCTATGTACGCACAGATGGTTCAGCAGCAAACGGATGTAAGAAATTTAACTTTATTGGGCGCGTAATTGACAATACAGGACGTATAGTACCAGCGGGTAACATATCGTTGGCAACAGTAGATGCGTCACAGTCTGGTGAAGAAGGCGAAGATATTATAAGCATTAAGTATAACGCTCCACGGGCATATTCATCCCAGAATAGGGCAGTCACAGAGTCTGACTACGAATATATCACTAAGAACGTTTATCCATCCGCAAAGTCTGTAACGGCATACGGTGGTGAGCGTGTATATCCACCCGTGTACGGAAAGGTTTACATCGCTATAAGAACTAAGAGTGGTGCAAATCTAAACGAAACTACTAAGAAGCGCATCAAAACAGATCTTTTGAAGTATTCAATGGCTGCTATTGAGCCAGTTATCATTGATCCTACAACACTATACATTCGTCCTAAGTCTTACGTCTTCTTTGACGGTACCAAGACTGTACAATCTAATAACGAGGTTGCTACGAAGGTACTAGGTGCTATAGATCAATACAATACTCAAGGATCAGCAAATAGGTTTAATGGAAGAATCGATGGTTCTGCATTTCAGACTATGGTTGATTCTTCTGATAATGCTATCAGTGGTAATACTACTACGATGACATTAGGTATGAACGTTACTGGGTTCCCATTTGGGTCAACATTTACTCAGTGCGTTGATTTTGGTAATGAGATTTTGAATCCTAGTGATATCTCAGGTGGTACTACTGGTGCAGGTGGTACAGGAGGAACTTGCGAACCAAAATTCTCCTCTGTTAAATCGGGTATTTTCTATTCTACAGGATATACGGAGAATCTACTCAATCTTGCCGTACAGAGTCAACAACTTACTACCAATTCTGTTTTAAGTACAAGTACATTCATCGAGAATGATACTTCAGCACTTTTACCTGTCAACGTTCGTGATGACGGTAAAGGTTCTTTGATTATGGTTACCAAATTAGATGAGGCAGAAGTTATCTTGAAGCAAGGGGTTGGAACAGTTAACTACAAGACTGGACAAGTTTGTTTGGGTCCTGTAAGTGTACAACAAACTCCAGATGGTACAGATCGTATTCCCATTACAGTAATTCTTTCTGCTGGTAATGTTAACATCGGTACAGGTGTCGATCCTACTATCTTTAACCCACAAGTAATTACTATAGATTACACAATTGATGGAAGTAACATTCCAACATTCGATCCATTCGACTTTACTGCAATTAACTTCGATGGAACCTCGATAAATATCATTGATTATCCAACCACAGTATTCGAATATCCAGACTTCGATACTTGCTTCTAAGACGATAACAACAAATGAAGGCAGTTAAGGTTTCCCAAAGACTCCAGGATCAGATTCCTGCATTTATAAAGGAGGAGGATCAGGCTTTTGTCGATTTGATGGTTCAATACTACAAATCGCAGGAAAAGTCTGGTAGACCTTATGATGTTCTGAACAATATTCTCAGTTATACTGATATCAGTTCCGATGAATATGATCCTAATTTCATATCTTCATCATCGGTAGTATTATCGGATATAACACCGACTGATAACAATATAACCGTAGAAACTGTTGACTATTTCTTAGATAGAGATGGTACCATAAAGATTGATGATGAGATCATATATTATGGAACTACAACAAAGTCACCAGAGGTAGTTTTCACTCCTGGTGTTAATGACTTAGAATTTAATAGAAAGATTCAATTACTTGAGAGTATTGCAACTCAAGTTGATGGTGTAAAGACACAATTCAATCTGAATCTTCTTGGTACTCCAATATCGCCATCTGCTCCCGAATATCTTCGTGTAGTTATTAATGGTGTTCAGTATGAGCCTACCACACAGTATGTGGTAGAAGGTGCTACTATACGCTTCATAGGAGACGCTCCTAGCATCCCTCAAGGGTCTAGTGCTCCAACTACTATAGAATACCTGATTGGTTATACCAGTGTACCTGTAAGAGTACTGGATACCATTACAGTAGAGACAGCATATCAGAAAATATTCGATTTAAAGTTAAATACATCGAATTATACTCCACTTTCTACTGTTTCTTGCTTAGTTGCTATAAATGGAGTTCCAAAAAAACCATTTATTGATTTTACGGTTTATGAAGATCAAATAATCTTTACTGAAGCTCTTGATTTGGCTTGGACCGTTACAGTACGTGCTGTAGAACTAATTGCTCCAGAATTCGGTAAAGGTGCTTCTGCAATCACTAAAGTTGAAGATGGTGAGATTAAAGATATAATTGTAAAGGAAGGTGGTACTGGATATAGGTTAAATTTCACTCCAAAGACGACTATTCTATCTCCTGCTGGTACAAAAGGTACCTTAGGAACTGCTGAATCACTTGTTAATGGTATTAAGGATATTAGTTTAATTGATGGTGGACAAGGTTATACATCAGAGAACCCACCCATAGTAATATTTGACCCTCCTGCAGACACTTCAGGAGTTATAGCAAAAGCAACTGTAGTTATTGATGATGCAACTGGACAGGTATCTGCAATAGATGTAACCTCTTCAGGTTCTGGATATGATGCTATTCCATCTATTTCGTTTACAAATCCATCAGGTGCAAAGATATCTGATGCAACTATCGATGCTGAAGGATCAGTAGAATCTGGTTCTATTACGGTAACGGAAGGTGGTTTAAATTATAAGACTGCTCCTACAGTTTGGATTGAATCTCCTACTGCTGTTAACTCTATCCAGGCATCTGCTACAGCGACTCTAGACGCTGTTGGTAGGGTAAATGGTGTAACAGTCATTGCTCCAGGTAAAGGTTATACAACTCCTCCTAGATGCCGTATAATTGACCCTGTTGGTGCTCAAATTCTTGATGTAACAGTAAGTGGTGGTAAATTAGTTGATATCGAATTACTATTTGGTGGTAGAGGGTATACTGATCCTCCTTCTGTTTATATTGTTGATAATAGAAAGGATCTTTCTGGAAATCCTGTAGGTGGTACAGGTGCAACTGCTGTTGCTACCATCTTTAATGGTGAGATCACTGATATTAACATAACCAGTTTTGGAACTGGATATTCATCTACTGAACCCCCAACAGTTGTTATTGCTGAACCAAAATCTGCTGCAGCATCTTGTGATGTTGGATTTGGTGAAGTAACAGGATTTACTATTCATAACCCAGGTAAAGAATACCAGCCATCTCAGTTTAGAGACTGTAAGAGAGGGGTTTCTGCTGTAACTGAGTTTGATCAGAGAGGAAATCAGATATTCACTAAAGAATCTGATAGTATTCAGTCTTCACACAGTAAAGACACTGTTATTACTAACTTAGATTCTTTATTCTCTAAGGAATTGTATCAGCGTTTTGTAAATCAGTTTTTACCTAATGCTCCAATTGATTATACTAAGGTAAATGCTCCTCAGATCATTAAAACGATCAAGGACTTCTATATCTCAAAAGGTACTAAGACTGCTACAGAATATCTCTTTAAAATCCTATTTTCTGAGACAGTTGATGTATCTTACCCTAAAAATGAGTTAATTACTCCATCTGCTGCTACTTGGAGTGTAGATACGATTATTCGTGTTGAACTCATTAGTGGTGATTCTAGAAACATCCAGGATTCTCAATTATTCCAATATGCTGATGCTGTAGACACTAGTGTAAAAGATGCTAGTTGCTTGGTTGAAAACGTAATTGCAATCAATACTGGTGTCGGTACCATATACGAATTATCCATATCTGAAGAAACTTTACTTGGTAAGTTCACTATACCTTATAAAACCACTCTTGTAGAACCAATTAATACAACAGATTCTATTATCACTGTTGACTCTACTATTGGTTGGCCAGAGAGAAATGGTCTTATTATAATGGGTGATAATGAGTATGTACAGTATAAAGAGAAGTCATTAAACCAGTTTATTGAGTGTACTCGTTCTAAGAACAGTATTGTTGAAGATTGGGATAGTGGTACGACGATTTACTCAGATATCTTCTGCTATGTTGATCGAGGGCTTGATACTGAAGTAAAACTTCGTATTTTGGGTATTGCTGAGGCAACAGGAACCGTTCTGTCTGACACTGGTTCTTATTACTTGGCTGGTGACAAACTAAACGTTGCATCGCTTGGTTCTTCTACTACTGATAAAAAGGTAACATCTTGGCTCTATAACGTCAAGAAACTGATATCAGTTACTAATATTGAGCCAGGTGGTCTGAATAATCAGACTGCAACCGTTTATAGCGTTAATAATCACGGTTTGTTAGTTGGGGATGCTGTAACCATCTATGGTGCTAACCCAACGATCTTCAATGGTACGTTTGAAGTAACATCACGTATTAATGCTACTACGTTCTCTTATCAGATAGATGCTCCTTCAGAGAACCCTCCACAGGGTAACATCTTGATGTCGGTTGACTTGAATAGAGGTAAGTCTGATGTTGAGAGTATTAGTGGTACTATAAAGGACTTTACTACCAATATACAGAATGTTTTCTTCAATGACAACTATTCTTATGTTGCAACGACTGGTATACCAAACTATAAGGTTGGACCTTTCATAGGATCTGCCCTAATTCCAGGTAACCAAAGAAAATTAAGTAGAATTCCAAGAATAGTAGAAACTGTATCAGAACGTCCTCCTACTGCATTTGGACCTATAGGTACCTGGGTTAATGGTGTTGCTGCTTGGTCATATAAGTCTGAGAGCAAGATTAAGTATGGTGGTGTCACAGGTATCGATATTACCAATGTTGGTAAAGGATATGACGCTGCAGCGACTCCTGCTATCGAAATTACAGGTGGTGGTGGAGAAGGTGCTGCTGCTTCTGTTGTAGTTAATGGTTCACTATTTGAAATTGATGTCACCTCAGGTGGTACTGGTTATACTTCTTCTCCTCTTGTTAGTATTGTAGGTGGTGGTGGATTTGGTGCTACTGCTACTGCTGTTATTACTAATGGTGTAGTAACTAAGATTCTTGTAGGAGATCCTGGTCAAGAGTACACTTCAGAACCACTAGTTTCTATATCTGGTGGTGATGGACAAGGTGCAACTGCAACTGCTGCTGTACGTGGTCCTATTAAGAGTATTTCAGTTACTAATGCAGGACAATCATACACTTCTTCTCCAACAATCAAACTAAACTCTGGTGAAGGTGCTGTAGCACAACCAATCGTTATTAATGGTCGTATTGTTTCAATCGCTGTTATTGCTTCTGGTGATGGATATACTTCACCTCCAAAAGTTATCATTAATGGTGAAGGATATGGTGCTGTTGGTAAAGCAACTATTGGTACCAGTGGAGAAGATAAAGGTAAGGTACTTACTGTTTCCGTTGAAAACCGTGGTGTTGGATATGCTACAGGTACAACTACTATTAGATTAGAAGCAGTTGGTGAACTTGCTACATTTACTGCAAATGTATTTGAGTGGACTAAGAACTTAGAGACAGAATTATATGGTAACTTAGACCCTGCTAGAGGATACGTATTTGCTGGTTATAACACCCAATATGGTGGTGAATATGCTCACGTATCTGATCCTAAACAGTTAAGATTTGTTCTTGGTGATAACGTATACAGAGATCCTAGTACAGGTAATCTTAGAGAATTAGACGCTGGATTATCACACTCACCGATTATAGGTTGGTCATTTGATGGAAACCCAATTTATGGTCCTTATGGATACATTAAAGCAGATGATCAGTCTTCTGGTATTAAGAGGG